ATTGTTCAACTTGCTTACGCTATTGGGATAGAGCAACCTATGAGTGTTTACGTTGACAGTGACGGAAATAATAGTGAGCTTACCTCATGGATAACTACTAATGTAGACCTAACACCTAAAGGCATTATTAATAGATTTGATCTATTCCGCCCTATTTACAGTAGTACAACTAACTACGGACACTTTGGTAAAGATGGTTTACCGTGGGAAGAGTTAGATTTATTCAAGGAATAATATGATAAAGAAATTAATCAATAGTTTGTTTGGTACTAAACCAGAACCCGCAGTTATCAAAGAACAAAAAATCAAAAAGACTCCTAAGGAGTTGGCTACAGAACGTGATGAGCCGTGGGTAGAAGTATTAAGCATGGATATCGATAAAGATAATCCAGGTAATGGTGCGTTTGAATTAGATTGGAATGACAAATTCTTATCCAATTTAATCCGATCTGGATATCAAGGTAAAACAGATCAAGACATAGTAGATAATTGGTTCAAGGCTGTATGTCGCAATGTCATACAGGAAAATTTTGAGCAAGAACAAGCTGATCCAGAAATCCGTGCTAGTAACCGTCGTGATTTAGGTGATGGTAGAACAGAAGTTAGTTGACAAAAATCAAAATAGAAAGTATAATGACTACATGAGATACTTACTTGTAGACACTGCAAACACATTTTTTAGAGCCCGACATTCGGCACATCGCCAAAGTGACACTTGGGACAAGCTGGGTTTTGCTATTCATGTAACCCTAGCATCAGTTAATAAAAGCTGGCGTGATCAGAAAGCAGATCACGTTATATTCTGTTTAGAAGGGCGCAGTTGGCGCAAAGACTTCTATGAACCCTATAAGAAAAACCGTAGTGTAGCACGTGCGGCACTTACCGAAAGTGAAGCAGAAGAAGACAAGTTATTTTGGGAAACCTTTGATAACTTAAAAACATTCGTCGCAGAAAAGACTAACTGTAGCGTTCTTCAACATGGTGAATTAGAAGCTGATGATTTGATCGCAGGTTGGATACAAAGCCATCCAGATGATCATCATACTATCATATCTAGTGATACAGACTTCTATCAACTGTTAGCAGACAATGTCAATCAATACAATGGTATCAGCGATGAGCTCCATACTTTAAAAGGTATCTTTGACAAGAAAGGCAAGCCTGTTATTGATAAGAAAACTAAAGAGCCTAAGAAGATCCCTAACCCACAGTTTATACTTTTTGAAAAGTGTATGCGTGGTGATCCCACAGACAATGTATTTTCCGCATTTCCAGGCGTGCGCACTAAAGGCAGTAAGAACAAAGTTGGCTTAGAAGAAGCCTACAGTGACAAAGATAAGAAAGGGTATAATTGGAACAACATGATGCTACAGCGTTGGGTTGATCATAACGGCATCGAGCATCGTGTATTGGATGATTATGAGCGTAATCGTATCTTAGTTGATCTAACAGCACAACCAGATGCGATAAAGATTAAGATGGCAGAGACTATTGCGGCCGCACAAGTACCCAAGAACATGCCTATGGTAGGCGCACAGTTCTTAAAGTTCTGTGGAAAATATGACCTAGTTAAACTCAGTGACAATGCCAGCGCGATCAGCGAATGGTTGATGGCCAGTTATCCACAGAAAGAACATGCATGATAGCAGATGGAAAATTCCTAGCATTAGATTTAGAGCTCAATCAACCGTCAGGTAAGATCATACAGGTTGGTGTAGCCATAGGTGATAAGAACACACGCTTTGAAGACTATGTTGTCCGTAAATGGTATATAGATCCGCAAGAACCTATCAGCGAGTTTATCAACGATCTCACAGGTATAACTGATGCTGACATACGTGCTGAAGCATATAGCCATGAACATGTTGCCCGTGAACTCAGTGAGCTAATACGTGAACATAAGGTCTTTATCAACCCAGTGACCTGGGGTGGTGGTGATAGTACAGAATTACTAGCAGAATTCAGCAAAAACCATGCAGATTTTCCGCATTTTGGCCGTCGTTGGATAGATGTTAAGACCTGGTACACATACTTGATGCTGACCCGCGGTAAAGCACCTAGTGGTGGCTTAGCGTCAGCTATGGGATATTTTAAAATGCATTTCAAAGGCAAGGCACATCGTGCAGATGTAGATGCGGCTAATACCCTAGCATTGTTTTTTAAATTATTGGACAGACAAGCCCGACTAGAAAGCATACTAGATTCGGCTAAGAATATCTAATTATTTTGATTAACTAAGTAGTTGACATAAATATTTTTGTGTGTAATAATTTATACACGCTTAAAAAGTTTTCTAAAGACAGTATGTGCGAGAGCATTACAGCACTTAGAGAATATTTTAATATAATAATTCTTCTCAGGGAGACCTTGAAGAAATTTTAATAAAAGGAGAAATACCATGACAACATTGTCATTATCTGTTCTACCAAAAGCAATTTCAAAAAGTTTTAGCATTGACGATATTCCTTCGTACGATCCAATTATAGTTGGCCCTAATAGATACACTACGTTAGATGTAAAAACGTGGATTTCTGTCCCCCCGATTAAAAGAAATAGAAATAGTCATAATCGTGTTCAAAAAATGAAAAAAATATTTGATGAAAAATCATTTGACGACACACAACCACTAACTGAAGTAGTTATGGCTGAAATAATGAATGATTTTATTGATTATGTACAACCAGCTGACGGTACACCTGCTATTAAACATGAATATCATAAAGGTGAATTATATCGATTAGATGGAAACACTCGAGCGTATTATTGGGAGTTACATCCTGATATGCAACCAAATTTACTCACAGTGAGAATTATTCCTTTAACAAAAAAAGAAGATGTAAAGGTATATTACAGTTTTGATAATGCTAAGGCAGCCGAAAATTCAAAAGAAATTTTACAAGGTCTTATTCGATTATACAACTGGCAACCAAAACAAAGAATGTTTATCAATGGTGAATTTAAGACGGCATTAGATGCGGCTTATTATGATCCAGATACTCAGCCCTCAGAAGTAACTTTCAATTATTATTATAATGAATGTAAGATGTTAGATAAAATTGGGTCTCCAAATGGTCCGTGGATCAGTGAGCCGGCTCTAAAAGGTGTAAAATCACAGGCCTTAATAGCGGCGTTTTTAATTGCATTAAAAACTTACGGAACTAACAATACCGACTTATTAAAACTTATCCAAGAAATAATATCAATAGATCACGATACTTTAGTTAAATCTGGTATGAACACCGGTGAGTTTACTGCCGCTGAAGTTATTGCGGCTGAATGGGGCGGGTATCAATATAGAAAACAAAAGGCAAAAGACGGTTGGGCAAGATTCGAACATGTCTTCGATAAGGACGGTAAACCATGTGTTGGTCAAACATCTCGAGCTAGTATGGTACCACAATTAGATTTTGCATTATATTATATAGATCGATATATGCAGAATCCAGGTCTCACTTGGACTGTAAATGGAGGCATTAAAGATAAATGGGCAGGTACATACGATGAGTTCGTAGAGGGATTACCCAAATAATGCCAAGATAGGCCCTACGGGGCCTATTACTTTACCAAGGATAAAACAACAATGAGCAAAAAATATTTCAACTACCAAGGTGCCCCCTGGCAAATCATCGAAACGACGGATCCGTGGGACAAACCATTGACCTATGCTCTGGAGATGGACTCCAATGACGGAGCAATGTTAAACACGGAAGAATATGGCCAGGGCAGCGATTGGGAATACCTAGAAGCCAGCGACGTTAGGATCGATGAATGGTTCTTAAAAAGTGATCCAAATGATCTGTTTGAAGCAGAAGAAGAGAATGATGATAACTTTTTAGAAGATCAAAAACGTTACGTTGATATGATGACTAAAGTGTATTCAATGTCCAATCAACGTAACAGAGACGAGTATGGCCTAACTCCAGAAGACTATCAGGAGATGGATGAGGAAGAATCTAGGCCAAGCGGACAAACACTTAAACAGATGCTTGAAGGATTGAGGTCCAGACCAGACTGGGAGGACATGAATTCCCATGAGCGCCTAAAAGCCAGTCTTGACCAATCGGGTAAAAATTTAAACAGGGCCGAGGATGTACTCGGAATGATCCGAGCACGTCAAGCAAACGAAATGCCCCCAACAGTGATATTGAATCCAAGTAAATACACAGATTCAAAAACCTTAGAGTCAGCATTAGAGACAATTCGTAAAAAAGATTCAGAAGCGAATATCTGGGTCGGGACCGTCCCAGCGGATGATCTGTTGGCGACTTTGGTCAATCAAGAAACTGTTGGGCTTTCGAGCGTGCCGGATCCAAACAAACCGCTGGGATTGATGTTGGACCAAGAAACACTTGATCTAATCAAAAAGTTAGGTCCAAAAAAAGAATGAAACATTATACCATAGATAACTGTCCAGCACATATAAGAAATTATGTGTTTCAATCTGAAGAGTATAAAAAATTGCAGGATGAACTAACTCGATTGGATATGTTTAAGAAATTTTTTGATATGCGTCTTTATAATAGTACTTGGTCCAAATATATTTTGCCAGGCCAAGTTCCAAATTTCTATTATAACACGTCACACGGACCAAGGACCTTGAAAGTTCAACGACCAATGCACGATACCGACAAAAAATTACCATGGGGGGTTAGATACGGTAAACCAAAAAATCCGTTTATAGGTCTAAAGGAAACCGGCGGCGAGAAACTGTTAGTTAGCAACAGGAAAAACAAGAAATGTCATGAATTAAATCGTGAGTTTAGACGTATAGCTAAGTCTATTGGATTAGATTATAGATTTAAAATGAAAGGTTCAGATATAGAAATTATCTTAGAAGATTGGGAAGAAGTTTGGGCAGCAATAAATATGACAACTACAAATTAATCCACTATAATAGTTGACATTTATCAAAAATCTAAATATAATATAGTATGACTAAAGAACTAGAACGATTAGCAGCTCAAGCAGGATTACCCGTAACAGACGCTCTTGAACATTTCTATCGTCTAGTTGGTGAGCGTTGTGCCGACATCTGTGGTAGCCAAGGTGATCAAAAGAACATACGCCGTCATTTTGGGTTAGATTACTATGATGGCCCTAGTCACTATCAAAGTAAAAGACATCAGGAAACACAGTACAACTGGAGTAAACATTACATTGAGGAAAAGAAATAAATGGTATTTGAAGCGATCACAGCACTGTTGCTAGCCTATCAAACTACAGCACCAGAGTTTCGCCATAATAGCCTATACACTT